AACTGGCTCTGCCCGCTGCTCAAGCAGTTCACTTTTTCGTTGCTCCATGCTGGCGCGGGGAAGATAAGGTAATCCCCAGTCGGTATTGATAACCGTCTTGAGTGTTTCTTCACTTCCGGTTGTCTCGTATTCCTGTTCTGCAGTAAGCAGTTTGTAAACGAGTTGCGAGAGTGTCTGGTAAGCAGCTGCCGGACCCTCCATCCAGAATGACGCAATACGTGAGCGTCGGGGATCACCATAACGACTGCCATCCGCATTGATGGATTCACCATCCCGCAACCAGACCCCACGTCCGTTCAGCTCACGTTTGTGTTCAGGCATAATCCGTCCTGAACAGGAAGGACACTGAATATAAGCCGCCTCACTTGCCAGCACGGGATCGGCAATATCACGGAAACCAGCAACCACATCGCCGCAGGGCTGAAAATACTCACCACAGTGTGGACAGGGCCAGTACCAGCGACGGCGATCACCACGGTTATAGAGCGACAGGATCCCCGTGGTTGGTGGAGCCTCATGCGGTGAAGTCCGTCGCCATTTCACATCCTTCACATCCCTGCCGGGGGAACTCTCCACCAGCGTCATACCGCTGGACATAAATGTGGTGGTACGTTTTGAGGCAAGAGAGAAGGCATCCCCCTCGCCATCAATATCTTCCGGAAAACGGTCATAATCCGTCAGCGCGACGCATTTATAATCTGATGAGGACATGATATTGACTGACGGCCAGCCGATTTTCAGGTAGTTGCCAGCAAGGAATGTTCTGTCATAAACGTTGTTGTCATTTTTGTTCGGACTCAGGCGACTGACCACTTCCGGGCTGACGCGAAACGTTCTGGCGAGTCGTTTTTTGGAGTGTTCGCGGGCTTTTTCCTCCGTCATCTGAATGATCAGCATATCAGCAGGATCGCAAATCACGTTGTAAATCACCCAGCCGTCAATCAGGCCGATAGTCTTGCCGGTTCGTGCCGGGCCAACAAATATCACTGCGTCGTATTCACGCGAGGCCAGGCAGTTCATCGGCTCAATAACATACGGTGCCACCAGCGGATCCCACGGGACTGAGTTCCCTGCCCCCATGGGCACCCGCATATACTGAGCAACGGCATCAGCAACCCGCATTCGTCTCGGTGCGCGAAGGATATAACCTGAATCGGTTCGTGCTGCCTTTGCGGTTTCCTGATTCAGCATTACTCCTCCTGCTGTAATTCCTCCTCATCATCCGCACCTGCTTCAGTCACCCGCAGGGCTATCTGATCGCGCAGATCATCAATAATGGACTGAACACGGCTCACAGCGGCAGGCTGCAGACCGCAGTCACGTTCAAGAATATCCGGTAATGTCTCCAGCACCTGCACGACCGCTTTTGCCCAGATGGCAAACTCCCGTCTGACATCACTGGCCGGAATGAGTTGTGCCGTTTCCTGTTCGAACTTAAGACGCTCACGTTCAGACTGATACCAGGCTTTGCGCTCATGCGCGTCCATTTCGCCTTCTGCAACCGGCGGTGGTAATGCCAGAAATGCCGACACAATATCAACCACCCGATAAAGCTTGAGGTTGCTTTCATGCCCCCCTGCAACGGGTAGATTTTGCAGCCTTGCCGCAGCAGTCTGGCGATGTACACCTGACAGTGCCGCCAGTTGACTGATATTAAGCGTCAGATTTTTTAACTCTCGATCCATACCCGCTCCAGAATGTTTTAAACATGCATCTTGCGAACAACTTTAGGCAAACGGTGTTAGTGATGAACAAAAAACAATCAAAATCGACACTACAAAAATAAAACCACTGTAATATCAATCTATTACAGTAGTGGTGATGACGAATGAAATTTCAAAAACTAGCCTTTTTCCGCGATGCTCCCGCCCCGTGCCAGCCTCCCCCATTAGGAGGACCCACATTTCTTATCAGGTATTCAAAACGCCCACCTCAATGAGGTCGGATCAGATTGATGTGAGAGAACAAATCATGCAAACTATCTAAGCTCATGGTAAGAAGTAGCAGTGACAAGAGGATATTTCCTGATGGAGCAGGCAAATATTTTTCAAGAGATATTCGAACACGTTAGAAGTAATTTATACTTCCCATGGTTTTACTCCGAATTAAAACGCCATAATATTGCGCATTATATTTATTATCTGGCTACTGATAATATAAGACTAATTACTCATGATGATAATGTTTTATTAGTTCGAGGCAGTAGAGGACTTGTGAAAGTTAGCACATCAAAAAAACCAGAGTTAATTAAAGAAGCAGCCAGGAATCTTATATCAGGTAAATCTACATTTCACCAATATCGTCTCACTTTAGCAAAAGCAGGTGTTTATCGCTGGATTACAGATATAGATAAAAACATACGGTTTTACTATTCGTTTGATCACGATCTTTTGTACATGGAAGATGTTGAAAATAACAGACCATTAATATAGGAATTAATTAAATCAGCAGTCCGGTTTCATACACCTCTGTACCGGACTAGCTGCATGAAGAGCAAACCCGCGAAGCATAAAAGCGGTAAACCCAGGTGTGTATCGTTTTTTATTATTCCCACACACTCGTGCTCCCCGTCGGACTACACTCATGGTTAACGAAGGAATACAGCGACGATACGGCGCACAGAAATAAATCAGGCATCTATTGACCTCATAAAAACGATGCATTGCCTTGCTATGAGTAATGGTGTCAATTAAAGCTTTGGCTCTCTCTAGCCCCGGCGAATCTTCAGCGGATTATCCTTGGCCGGTTTTTATCTGAGGCATTGCTCTCGAATGTATAGCTGTGCCCCTTCAAGTTGTTTTTGCATTATTATCAGTCGCTCTCTGAGGGTGAAATAATCCCGTTCAGCGGTGTCTGCCAGTCGGGGGGCGGCTGCATTACCCACGCCGGAGGCGGCGGTGGCTTCACGCACGGTCTGACAGACTGCTCTGATGCGCAACCGACGACGGCCAGCGGCAATATCATCACGAAGAGCATCATTTTCAGCTTTCGCATCAGCTAATTCCTTCAGGTATTTTGCATCGAGTGCAGTAATATCACGCTGGCGCTGCTGCATGTCAGTAATGGCTGCATTCGCCTGGCTGAGTTTTGTCTTCGCATCATCTCTCTGCTCTTTGTAGATGATGGCATTATCGCGGTAATGGGCTATTGCCAGCAACAGCGCACCACTGACCACCAGTAGAATAACAATCACCGCATACAGAACCCGTTTCATTTCACCACCAGCGTATCTGAGCAATGAAATAACCGGAGGCCATAATCGCAAACACCAGCCAGAAAAGAATGAATTTCCAGGTGGATAATTTTTCAGCCATAGTTCGAATCTCCCGAATCAGTTTGCTAAAATCAAACACACTTTCTCCTTTGGCTTTTCCGGAGTCAGGAAACACAAAAAACCCGACTGTTCGCGCAATCGGGGGTCTGCTCTTATTCACTACTTCAATTCATTTATGACTAATATCGTGTTATCCACCCGCGTTGGCCAACGTCATTTTTCAGAGAAATATTCTGCTTATCTGTCGATCCCCCAGCACACTAACGCGCTCTCCTGATCACGACGAATAACCTGACCGTAACAGTTATTTGAACGAATGCGGCAATCACGCCCCCTGTCCTTAATCCACCAGCGAATCGCCTCGCATGCACCTTTACGATCACCAGCATTCAGCCGTTTATAAAACGTCGACGGAAAACACTTACCGGGGCCAATGTTATAGGGACAAAATGACGCGATACCCGCTTTTTGTGGTTCGGTCAGTGGTACTTTAATATTGCGCTCCACCCATGCCAGAGCCTTATCACGCTCAATAGCGTTAACCTGGTCGCATTTTTCCTTCGACAGTTTCATATTGGGAAAAACGGGTTTTCCATCCACCACTGTGGCACCCCGACAGATGGTCCATATGCCGGAACCATCACGGTATGCCATTGTGTGGTTACCTTCTTTTTCGTCCAGAAACTGGTCAAGTATCTGAGGAGCAGATGCACCAGCACCAATCAGCGCCAGAACGGCAGCCGACAGGCCGTATTTGACTTTTACGTTCATGGATATTTATCAGGATTTATCGATTTCTGAACCCAGGATATGTTTATCTGTCCCAACCTGTTGAATCAGGCGGAGAACAGGTAAATACAATCAAGAGGATTATTTATGGACAATAACACCATTTCTCTTCAGGAGTTGCTCGACTGCATTTCCAGGCTTCGGGATGATGTTAATGCCCTTACTGTCGCATTTTCATATCTGGCATTGTCAATTCCCAGGGAACAAATGCAACCAACACTGGCATCGCTCCAGCTTGAATCACACAGCCCAAAATGGTCCCAGGAACAACAAAATTCCTTCAAGTGGCTGGTGGCATTACTGGAAGATAAATATGCTGTTAAAATTAAAATTCCGGCGGAGTCTTCAGAGAACCAGTAATTTTTCCCGGTAGCTTTACTTTGTAAGTTATCCACACATTCTGCGCCTCTAAAATTATGGGGTGCTTTTCTGGCGACAGCTCATTCCCTTCACATAACCCGGCAGCAACATCCAGGAAGACCTGTCTGATTCTCCTTCTGGCTGCTGCCTCATAAAACTCCAGTGCAGCACCTTCAACACGATCCATAGTGATATCAAGGTCAAAAATCTCACCGTCAAAGCGTTCTTTGTCTTGTAAGGCTAAAGTTACCGCAACTTTATTCTCAAAATTACGGACTCCTTTCACAACCAGTTCGTAGACTTGAGTCATTGGATTACTCTCCTCTCTCAGCCTTACGCCTGTCTTCTTTAATCTTGAAATAAAGGTTAGTCAGATACGTCAGCATGCCAAATACCAGACTACCCAATACACCTATTGCCGCCCACTGTGAGGGCGTGACTTTATCGAGCAACTGTAAAAACCAGTAGCCAGCACTGCCTGCAGAGGTGCCGTAGGCGATGCCCGTTGTTAACTTATCCATGGATTTCATAGCCTCACCTCCGCAGATAACGGATGGTGTACACGGTTTGGTTCGAAGAAGGAAAAAAGTTACATTAACGTAAGGCCCGAACATCTATTCAAAAAGAAAAACGCCAGCAATTATTCTGGCGTAGCTGAAAGCATCATACAATTATCAAATACGAAAATTACAAAATCATTAAAACGCATCACGTTACATCATGTCTTTTTCTAAAAAAAATCTTGATGAATATTGATGGGGAGGAACACCAAAATATCTTCTGAAAACACTTACAAAATATGACGTGTTTTCATAACCGCATATCTCAGCAACTTTTCCAACAGAATATAAATTGTAGCTTAATAACCTTTCCGCCATCACCATTCGCTCTTCAAGAATTAACTTACTAAATGATAAGCCTTCGTGCTTTAATTTTCTTTTTAACAGGCTTTCACTCAGATACAGTCTTGAAGATATATCACAAAGTCTCCATGCTGCAGATATATCCGTGTGAATAATAGCCTTAACTTTACTTCCTAAACTATTAAGACATCCAAATAAAAAACTTTGCACTGTTTTCTCTGAAGATAAGATAGCAAGACATGCAAGTGATATTTGATTTCTAACAAAATCCACAGTTCTGCCATCAAAATTCAAGCATGCAATCAAATTCTTTAACAATGAAAAATCTTCACATTCCACCATCAAGTATGCCGGATAAAACCTTCTTACAGAAAAAGGTGAGAGTGTGTTGTTTTTAAAGAAATCATTAACTGTTTTCTCTTCAACATCTACGATCATTACATGATCTATATTTGATGAAAAAAAATCTTTTAAATTGTAATCAATGAGAACAGCACTTCCTTTTTTAAACAAAATATCTTCTTTACCAATTCGGACATCAAACGAGTTCAACACCAAAATGATAGAACATATGTATGGCATATTATCCACCTGATATCATTGGGGTTACACCAGGTAAGTATAGGTGGAAAATCAATATTCGCCAGTTCAACAATAAGGAAAATCTCATTGCATCACAAGTATAAAATTATGTATTTAACTCACAAAGACAAATTATTAAACCAATCTGTTATATTATATATAGCTGCGTGGAATCATAATATTATATATTTTGACTGGCATGTTTACCAACTTTAAGTTGCATCTCAATGGTTTCTTCAGCGTAAACAGAGTTTTTATACAAACTGACACTCTGGGTATCATAGTGTAGTTTTTACGATTGTAAATATCCTGCATGCAGGAACTCATCCTTTTGGATGATATCGCATACAATTAATTTACCATCAGTCTTAGAGCCAGTTCGTCCGGATAGGGATCGAAGTAATTCTGTGTAAGCAAGTAGTCATTAGGATACTCACCCAGATAATGCTTCAGCAGAGTCAACGGCGCAAGAAGAGGTAATGTGCCAGAACGATAGTTAAGTATAACCTCGCTCAACTCTTTACGCTGGCGTGTACTTAAGTAGTTACTAAAATACCCCTGTATATGCATCAGCACATTCGTGTGATTTTTACGTGATGCAGGTTTTCTGAGAATCGCCATCAGCTTATCACGATACACCTCAAAGTATGATTCAAGGTCCGCCCACTCGTGTATTGCAGCCACAAATCGTCCCATATCTTTATAGCCTGCCTGACTATGCGCCAACAACTGAAGCTTATAACGACTATGAAAAGCTAATAACTCTCTTCTTGATAATTTCTCCTTGTAAAGGTGATTGAGCTCATGCAAAGCAAAAACTCTTTCAACAAAATTCTCACGAAGCACTGGATCATGTAATCGCCCATCCTCTTCAACCGGTAGCCAGGAAAACTTTTCCATCAAAGTGCTCGTAAATAGTCCCACTCCATCTTTACGACCTCGATTACCATTTTCATCATAGACACGCACGCGCTCCATGCCACAGCTGGGAGATTTAGCACAAACCACAAACCCCGATACATCCTTTAATTTGTCCATATAAGAACGACTAAACTCTGTCATTCTCTCTGTCACATCCTCATTCTGGTCGTGGCTGAAACACATCCGTATATTTCCTTGCGTCGAGCGCACAAGACGTAGAGCAGGACGCGGAACTGGCAGCCCTATAGCCATTTCCGGACATACTGGTCTGAATGTTACCCATTCCACTAATTTGTCCATTAAAAAGTCAGCTCTTTTGTGACCACCATCAAAACGAACAGCAGAACCGGCCAAACAACCGCTGATTCCAATCACAGGTTTTTTTATCATATCCTCCCCCTTGACTAATTCATTAACACATAAACTGTGTAGTGCACGGAATAAATTGCCTTTCTGGCGTCATCACTGACAATTTTTCTGTTATGGACTATTCCTAATATAGTATGAAAGTTCTTTAAGTGATCGGTCGTAATCATCTATCTTTCATACTTACTCTCAACTATCAAAAGTACAGGATTTATTATGAAGTTATGGCCTGTGTTGACTGGCATTGCACTCTCTTTCACTCTTATAGCATGTAAGGCCCCGACACCACCTAAAGGTGTGCAGCCGATTACAAATTTTGACGCCAACCGCTACCTCGGAAAATGGTATGAAATAGCTCGCCTCGAGAACCGGTTCGAACGTGGTCTGGAACAGGTCAGCGCTACTTATGGAAAACGGAACGACGGAGGGATTCGTGTACTTAACCGTGGATACGATCCAACGAAAAATAAATGGAGCGAGAGCGAAGGTAAAGCATACTTTACTGGAGATACTAAAACTGCAGCGTTGAAGGTTTCGTTTTTTGGCCCCTTCTATGGTGGCTATAATGTAATCAAACTGGATGATGAGTATAAGTATGCTCTTGTCAGTGGTCCGAACAGAGAATACCTATGGATTCTGGCAAGGACCCCAACTATTCCAGATAAAGTAAAAGCAGACTATGTGCGAACCGCTCAAAAGTTGGGATTCAATGTCAATGAATTATTATGGGTTAAACAATAAAATCCCTACCCGAAATGATACTTATTAGAAAAAAACCAGCCTTTGGGGAGGCTGGCTAAATCAGAAAACAAGCTGTTATATGATAATAACTACGTTGCGATTCCAACATTTAAAATGTTAGACTAATGACAATCAGACAGCAACTTTTCCTTTAATTATTTCGGACAATCAGCATCCATCTCCAATCGGAGATCCAACACCATCAGCATGCCCTCCACTACGCCCTCAGCTTTCTGGAGCATCCTGCCAACCCAACAATCAGATCGCCCATGCTTACGTGCAAGCGCCATAAAAGTCATGCCGCCGACATAATAGTCCACCAATAAATCATGCAAATCGCTGTTGTTTTTTTTCAGGCGAGCCATACATCCACAAATGATCATCGCGTCATCGTCACAACATTGCGGGCGAGATTTTACTTTTGAAGGAATTAATCCCTTAAAACCGGCGGCAATGGACGACCAGGTCACATCTTCATGATTATTAGCCGCCCACGCTCCCCAACGCTCAAGAACCATCTGAATATCACGCATCAACTTTCTCCACAAAATCAGGCCAGCACACCAATCGCCAGCGCACGATCGATAAAACGAAATATCAGCTCCAGCTGGGAGCCATACTTCTCTTCGAATGCCACATTATCCGCATGCAGCTCGTCGTGATGCTTTCTGCACAAAGGCAACACAAAGAGGTCATGCGCTTTTGTCCCCATTCCACCCTGACCGTGGCCTATCAGGTGGTGGGGATCATCAGCAGGTTTTCCACAACATGCGCACGGCTGCGTCTTAACCCATCGCGTGTACTTTTCATTAACCCAGCGGCGACGTTTTGGGCGTAACATAAAAGAGTCCGGCGACTCCGGATCCACTTTCAGCGCCAACACCTTTTTCGCTTTATCCTGGATGATGCTGGTGGCAGGAACCGAAGGCACCAGGTCACTTTCCCGGGTGACAGACGGCACAACAGGCTTCGGTAATCTCAGTGCCTTACGGGCTGCACTTTCCGGTAAGGCATCCGCCAGATCATTACGAATCAGCCACCAGCACAGTTCCGGCATTGTCACAACGTGACTGTCATCAAAACCGAGATCCCGACGCACAACAGACAACACCCAGCGGGCACAGTTATCCGTTGCCATTGATTCCAGCCGTTCCGTGAACTGATCGCGCAGTTGGTTATCGCAGTGCCAGCACAGACGGATTGCGCCCGGCGCGTGTCGCATTGTGGTCATGTTCTCGCTGTGCCAGTCGGAATGAGGCCACTGGCAGCCTTTTTCACGAAGTAACCAGCTTTCAAGACATTCCACGCCACCAGCACGACGGATCACTGCCTCATTGCGGAACACGGCCCGAACGGCAGGATCATCCGCCAGCGGTTGTGATGCAGCCGGAACGGCACCACTGGCAAAAGATGAATAACGTTCCGGCTCAGGCTCCAGCAGGACACGCCCCTGCATAAACAGGGGCATCAGCTCTGAACCTGGCCTGAACAATACGATCCCCATACGCGGGGCAATTTCAGGGGTCAGTAGTGCTCTCACGGCCACCTCAATGAACGGTATCGAGCAGCTTTAACAGCTCAGGGAATCGGGATTCGAAGAAATGCGGCTGCGTCTCGCGCGGATTTGCGGGACTGGTGATGTTCTTGCCGAACATGCAGCCTTTCGCTGTCAGCGACCAGAATTTTTTGATGTTGTTAATCGCGGTACGGCTGTATCGTTCGCGTTGTTCAACGATCCCCAGCTTCGCCATCTGGTGATATGCCTGATTAGCCGTCAGGCGGATACCATACTGCTTCAGCAGTGCACTCAGCGACAGCGTCGGGCGGCTTGAGCCATCAGGCGCGTCAGCAGGTGCATCAATGGCATAGCGCGGTGCCAGATTCGGTAAGCCAACAGCCTCCTGGAGTTTCTGACAGGCCCCAAGCACAGATGAGTTAGACAGATTTAACTCCCGGCGCATAAAGTCCAGCAGAATCACGCCAGCCTGCATCTTGTCAGCAGCCTGTCCGGATAACTTTTCCGGCGCGCTGGTTACCATATCGAAAGTACGGATCACCTTCAGATGGAATGACGGGCTGATCCACATTGCATAGGCATACACCAGTTCCTTACAGACATACGTTCCCCGTTCATTTCCCCCATGAATCACGCTCACCGGGTCAACACCCAAATTCTGGGTGTTGGTTAATTCATGAACAAGCTCAACAGTTTGTTGGCTGGAAAGAAACTTTCCTGGCTCCTTGGTTCTGGCATTTGCACCAGATGCTACTGCTGCGCGATGCAGATCGTTCAGGCTGTAACGCCCATAAGCATCACGACGAACTTCAATACCATCAATGACCATCAGATTATTCATACTTCGTTTCTCCTCTTAATCAGGCAGCTGCACCCGCCGTTTTCTCGTACTTACTGATAGTGATCTCGACCTTCCCTTCCGGGATAACCGGTCCCCACTCCACCAGCATTCTTTTCACCTGACTGTCGTCTTCCCACACCCCCGCGTGGGTCAGGGCGTCAAACAGCGCCTTGTTATAGTTGTCCAGATCGCGGATCCTGTTATCCGGAGGAAACAACACGATCTCCACTGAAGCAGGTGCCGACGTTGGTTTCGGCAGACGACGTAACTGCTCAACTATTGCTGCGCACGCCGCGCTCTGGAATTTTCGCCCCGCCGCGCTTATCAGGCTCTTACCTGCAAACGCCCCTTTGTTAGGGTGTCGCCAGTAAGTGTTCACGCTGGGCGGGAAAGGCAGGATAAGCTTCATACTTTCAGGCCCCTCTCATGTAACCAGTGAGTTGCACGCAGCCTGGCGTTTTCCTCACCGGCAAGCAGTGCGCGGATAATCCCGGCTGCCTCGCTGTCGTCGTCCTTCACTGTGGTATGAAGCGTGATACCCCGGGCCACGCCACGCTTTATCGTGATGACGCCTTTTTTCTCCAGTGCGCGAAGATGCTCCACCGCTGCATTCACCGAACGGTATCCCAGCATGGCTGCCACCTCCTGATTGGTTGGCGGGAAACCACGTTCTTTCTGATAAGAAATCAGCATATCCAGCACCTGCTGCTGGCATTGAGTTAACGTCGTCATGCCGCCATCTCCCTGACCAGTTTTTCTGCCTGCTGGCGAACCTGCGCCAGAAAGGCCTCACCACATGCCTCAAGTTCATCGCGCCCGATGTAGCTGATTGCCGGTCCCTTCCAGGTCTTGTCGAAAACAGCAATAGCACCAGCGAAGAAAGCGCCTGTCGGCACCTGCTTCTCATCCTTCGGGATAAACCAGGCAGGCAGTTCAAAACCAATACGCCCGCGAATAAAAGCAATATGATCTACATCTTCCGGCCACCACACTTCGCTGGTGGCAGCTTTGATCAGGAAAACATAGCGCCCGCCTTTATCACGCATGGCACTGGCATGCTTCATGATGTAACGCATGCCGGTGATGTATTGCCCCTCATGCTGACTGGCGCGGCTGTATGGGGGATTACCAAAGGCAGCACCTTTAAGCTCCGCAAGGCGTTCTGACCAGTCATGCGCCAGCGCGTTGTCTTCCGCCGTGTAATACGCAGCACATTTGGCGTTATCACCGTCAGTGAACAGATCCAGAACAAACGGGCCAAACAGGGTGTTAATTCCCCAGAAAATGTTGTCCGGCGTGCGCCACTGATCGCCCACTTCCTTCAGTTCATGGGCTGGTTTGTTCCGCAGTTCCACCAGCGCCTGGCAATATTTATTACTCATTAAGCCCCCACGTAATTCCCTGAGAGATACCACTCTTCACCTGATGCAGCCCGCTTACTGCTTTTCCGTAAACACCGTTCACGACGCGCCAGAAAATTGTTTCGTTCTGGCAGGGAGTGGCTTTCACGGAATGCCGCCATCCACACCGTTGCAGCACGACGGTATAAGCCCCTGGACTCCAGTTCTTCCGCCTGGCGGGTCAGGCACAAAATCACCCGCGGGTCGTTAGTGCCGACATAGAAATTGCGCACAGGTCTGGTTTCACGAACTGGTTGTGGTTCCGGATCCTGCGCTCTCTCAGTCAGGCGCGGGAAATGTCTGTGTGTATCTCCTTCACAACGGTGAGCCACACGCCCACTCTGACGTAACTTGCTTGCTGACTGCAGAACGCGCTGCCGTGAGTAACCTGCAAAAGCATCCGCAATGTCTCCGGAAGTACAGCCCGGATGGGCTTCAATGAATTTCTGAACGTCATTCAAAAGACTCATGCTCACCCCCTGAATCCTGCCGGGATCTGGCTGTAGTCCACATTGTCGTAACTGGCTTTGAAGTACGGGTCTTCGCGTTTTTCTGTGTACGTGCTGACGGACGGCGATAAGCGCAGGGAAAGCTCATCCCATTTTTCCCGCAGCTTCGACGGGCTGAGCACGTTACGGCACCAGAACGGATCGCGGCTGACGCGGCTGTAAATCTCGCAGATTTGTTTGTGAGTACGACCATCCTGCACACACATCAGGCGAATTTCGTTTGCCCAGGCTGTCCAGTTCGGTTCTTTGGGACGAACCACCTCGCCGTCACATTCGGCAGCCTGCTCGTACAGGGCGATGATTTTTTTCCAGAGCCACTGTGCGCAGGTCAAATCATCCTGCGTCCCCCACTGGCGTTTTTTAGGGCTGAATACAACCGCATCAGGATGGCGAGTTAAAAAATCCTGTTCAGCCGTCTGCGTGTCCGGTTGCGAAGAGTCCGGACGAGAAGGTTTTTTATCTGACGGATCATGTTTTGATTTTACTGACGGATCCCCGCCAGATTCTGACGGGTGAAAACCCGCTTTTTTGCCAGATTTCGACGCATCAAATTTTGACGGGTCAGATTTTGATGCGTCAGATTTTGACGGGTCAGAATCTGACAGTTGAGAAAATGCCGCTGCCTGAAGCTTCGCAACGTTAAGCTGATAAACATTCGACGCATTGCGGTTACCCTGGCGACGCGCCTTACGCGTTAACCAGCCTTCTGCTTCCAGCCGTGCGATAGCCGTTCTGACGGTACTCATCCCCGCGCCAATCTGGCGGGCAATGGTTTCAATCGATGGCCAGCACACACCTTCGTCATTACTGAAATCAGCCAGGCGGGCCATAATTGCCACGCTGGATAATTTCATGCCTGACGCTGCGCAACCATCCCATACATAGCCGGTTAATTTAGTGCTCATGACCGACCTCTATTTCCCTGAATTTACGACGAAACTGTTCGAGCGGACTGAAGCACTCATGCTCATAGCCTTCGCGGAGGTAGATAACCCGTTGTGTTTCCGGTTCCCAACGAATGACTCTGACGGGCACTCCGTAGTGATCTTTGAACCAGCGGTTAACTTGTCGCAAAGGACTGTCTCCTTCTGCCGGTTGAAATCCCCCACAGCCCACTCTGCAAAGCTGTGGGTTACAATTTCCCTGTCACCTGGTACATTCACTGCATAGCAATATTCCACCTTCGCTTTTCCACCCGGTACAGGAAGCGCAATCAGTTGCGAGCGACGGTAGTGTGTTGTTAAACTGTTCATGCGTTAGTTTCTCCACAACCAGAAGCAATCGACGCCACGACGCCCGGAGCTGCACACTCGCGGGCGTCACTCTTTTCTGGAGCGCAGAAAATTTTGTAGACTAGTGCCGCATGCTCCTGGAGCTTCGAAATTGACAGATACAATTCATCATTAATTGCTGTCTGCTCGTGTGGCTCCACTACCCCATCTTCGATTGCCGAACGAATCTGCTTTGAGTAACTCCCGATCTGTTCGATGGCTTCCAGCAGGCGCTGGTTTATATCGGCGTTCTCTACTTCCTCAATTTCAGGAAGCGATACAAACACCCCACCAGCAGACTGTGCGACTGCATCCGCAATGTAGTGAGTGCCAGCAGCGCGCTGTAAAATCATTGCCCATCCCAGCGGGAAAATCTGAACGCCATCTGCACGAAGGCGGTTGAATAAAGCGTTCTCTGTTACATCCAGCCACTCAGCAGCTTCAGCGTAACCCCCCGGCAACGCCGCGATAGTTTTTCTGACAGCTTTCACGTACCACTCAGGCTGTTTTTCCACTTTCCAGTGATGCTTACCCACGGTTTATCTCCTGTTCCTGTGGTTTAAACCCATTCTGGTTTTGGCTAGATTGAAAACGTGCCGGATAAAGAATCTGCATTTCGCTGATTTCACCCTTAAAAAAAATGGCCAGACGTTCTGCAAGATCGATAGATGGAATTTGTTCCAGTCTTTCAATACGACTCAGCGTCGCTGGATTGACCTGAACGCCCGCAGCAACATGCTGCAAAGTAAATCCGTGCGCCTTACGCACATTCCGTAATGGTGATTGCATATAACCTCCACATATTGCGTGATGAGCATATTATTTCACGCAAATATTTTGCGCAAGTTGATTTGCTTAACGCGCAATAAAGAAATGTAATAAACGCATGAACATAGGAAATCGAGTCAGACAACTTCGCCAGGCGAAGAACATGAAAATCGCCGATCTCGCTGAAGCAATAGGAGTGGATGCGGCAAATATCTCGCGCCTCGAAACAGGTAAGCAGAAACAATTCACTGAACAAGCCCTGAGTAATATTGCCAGGAGCTTAGGTGTTGATATTGCTGATCTCTTTACCTCAGACCTCAAAAGTAATACTGTATGTAAAAACAGTATTAGTGAGGATGTTGCGCAGGTGAAGGATGTATTCCGTATTGAAATGCTGGATGTCAGTGCCAGTGCGGGAAATGGCCTTATCCAGGGCGGTGATGTCATTGATGTGATTCATGCCATTGAATACAGAACTGATAATGCTGTATCGATGTTTGGCGGACGGCCAGCCAATCACATTAAAGTTATCAACGTTCGTGGGGACAGTATGTGTCCAACCATTGAGCCAGGAGATCTCATCTTCGTTGATGTCAGTATCAATCAGTTTGATGGAGATGGTATCTATGTATTTGGTTTTGATGATAAAATTTATGTCAAACGACTGCAAATGATACCTGACAAACTACTGGTGATTTCTGATAACCAGATTTACCGTGAATGGGGAATTACCAGCGAAAATGAACACCGGTTTATGGTCTTTGGAAAGGTCTTAATCAGCCAGTCACAAACCCTTAAGCGACACAATTAACCCTTACCTCCTCATCAATTAGCCACCCGAAGGTGGCTTTTCATTACCCATCAAATTGCATATCTCGCAACAAAAACACTTGCATAATGCGCAACTTCATTTTATCTTTCTTTCCAGACCAACAAACAAGGTACTAACAAAATTTGGTTGTAACACGGCGTATGGCACATGCGTCGTTAGCGGTCTGGGGACGTTAAAGGGGACAATCCACTTCTTGCTCGGGCAAACAAACCAGGTAGCCGGAATGTGCAAGTCAATGATGATGCTGATAAGACGCCTAACCAGCGTGGCGATCCGGTTTGACGCCTGGGAAGAGACCAGGGTGCAACGATGAGGGCATTTATGGAGCCGCGACAAAGTGTGGTGCCGTAACTGGCTAAGTGCTCTCAGCGTTGTGGTAATCCGCGAAATGGCGCGGCGGTAAGTATGGCGGGGTTACTCTTTCCCCGTTGAGGACACCGGATTGTCAGGTTGACCATACGCCTGAGTGACAACCCCACCACAACAGCCACTGCTTTGGCGGTACCAGTTTGTACACTTGCTTCCGGCTGGTACCGCTCTTTTTACAAAACAGAGAAGAGCATCACCGGACGACGGGCTCATAACCCAATCCATCCGGGCGGCTGCCACCGCAGGTGTTCTTCTCTGTTTTGTGGAGAAACCAACCGACCTTGCAGGGTCGATATGATGAGGAGCAGCAAAATGGCTAGCGAACGCAGTACTGATGTGCAGGCATTTATCGGGGAGCTGGACGGCGGCGTATTTGAAACCAAAATCGGCGCAGTTCTCAGTGAAGTCGCTTCCGGTGTGATGAACACGAAAACCAAAGGTAAGGTCTCACTCAACCTGGAAATCGAACCATTTGATGAGAACCGTGTGAAAATCAAACACAAACTCTCATATGTTCGCCCGACTAACCGCGGGAAAATTTCCGAAGAAGACACCACCGAAACGCCGATGTATGTCAATCGCGGTGGTCGCCTGACTATTCTGCAGGAAGACCAGGGACAATTACTGACTCTTGCCGGTGAACCTGACGGAAAACTACGCGCAGCAGGTCATTAATATCGTTCTTAATTAACTGATTATTTATCTCATCACTGAATATCTTTATATAGTGAGGACTTATTATGTCTCAGAACTTAGACGCAACCGCAATTAATCAAATCCATGCCCTTATTTCTGCTCAGGGTGTTAATGAAATTATCAGTAATATTGGTGCCGATGCTGTGGCATTGCCTGAGAATTTCCGCATTCATGATCTGGAAAAATTTAATTTAAATCGCTTCCGTTTCCGTGGTGCGCTTTCCACTGCCAGCATCGATGACTTTACCCGTTATTCTAAAGATCTTGCAGATGAAGGCACCCGCTGCTTTATCGATGCTGATAATATGCGTGCCGTCAGTGTACTTAACCTGGGTACTATTGATGAACCAGGTCACGCAGATAACACCGCCACTCTCAAACTGAAAAAGACAGCACCGTTCTCTGCCCTGTTGTCTGTTAACGGCGAGCGTAACTCCCAGAAGTCACTGGCAGAATGGATTGAAGACTGGGCCGACTACCTTGTGGGCTTTGATGCTAATGGTGACGCTATTCAGGCAACAAAAGCGGCTGCGGCAGTCCGTAAAATCACGATTGAAGCAAACCAGACCGCTGATTTTGAAGATAATGACTTCAGCGGCAAACGCTCCCTGATGGAATCTGTCGAAGCGAAGACCAAAGACATTATGCCAGTGGCATTTGAATTTAAATGCGTTCCGTTTGAAGGTCTGAAAGAACGTCCGTTTAAATTACGCCTCAGCATTATCACTGGCGATCGTCCTGTACTGGTTCTGCGCATTATTCAGCTGGAAGCGGTGCAGGAAGATATGGCTAACGAATTTCGTGATCTGCTTGTTGAGAAATTCAAAGACAGCAAAGTAGAAACCTTTATTGGTACTTTCACCGCCTGATTTCATTACTGCAAATGCCCCTGCGGGGGCATTTATGGAAACGTAATTAACTCAATAATCACCGGATGGTGAGGGCTTCCTTTTACCCAAACTCAGCGCGGTGCAGCGCATATACGTGGAGAACAAAATGTCATTTATTAAAACTTTTTCCGGGAAGCATTTTTATTATGACAAGATAAATAAAGACGACATCGTGATTAACGATATCGCGGTTTCCCTTTCAAATATCTGCCGCTTTGCCGGTCATCTTTCTCACTTCTACAGTGTCGCCCAACATGCGGTGCTTTGCAGCCAGCTGGTGCCGCAGGAATTTGCTTTTGAAGCGTTAATGCATGATGCAACAGAAGCGTATTGCCAGGATATTCCCGCTCCACTGAAACGCCTTCTTCCTGACTATAAACGGATGGAAGAAAAAATTAACGCCGTAATCCGTGAGAAATACGGGTTACCCCCAGTTATGAGTACGCCCGTGAAATATGCCGATCTTATCATGCTGGCAACCGAACGCCGCGATCTCGGGCTTGATGATGGCTCTTTCTGGCCTGTACTGGAAGGTATCCCGGCGACAGAGATGTTCAACGTGATTCCACTGGCACCTAGCCATGCCTACGGGATGTTTATGGAACGTTTTAACGAGTTATCGGAGTTACGCAAATGCGCATGAATGTTTTCGAAATGGAAGGGTTTCTTCGCGGGAAATGTGTACCGCGAGATCTGAAAGTGAACGAAACAAATGCTGAGTACCTGGTACGTAAATTCGACGCGCTTGAAGCTAAATGTGCGGCACTGGAAAACAAAATAATACCAGTGTCAGCTGAACTGCCACCAGCAAATGAAAGTGTTCTGTTATTTGATGCTAACGGAGAAGGCTGGCTGATTGGCTGGCGTTCTCTCTGGTACACCTGGGGACAAAAAGAAACCGGAGAATGGCAGTGGACATTTCAGGTCGGGGACCTTGAAAACTTCAATATCACTCACTGGGCAGTAATGCCAAAAGCGCCGGAGGCTGGAGCATAATGACCACATTTACCAATAAAGAACTGATTAAAGAAATCAAAGAACGAATCAGCAGCCTAGAGGTTCGAGACGATATTGAGCGCCGTGCTTATGAAATCGCACTCGTATCTCTGGAAGTAGAGCCAGATGAACGCGAAGCCTATGAATTATTCATGGAAAAGCGTTTCGGTGACTTAGTAGATCGTCGGAGAGCAAAAAACGGCGATAACGAATACATGGCATGGGATATGACTCTCGGTTGGATCGTCTGGCAGCAACGAGCTGGTATCCATTTTTCAACAATGACACAGCAAGAGGTGAAATAATGGAGCCATACAGCCTCACACTCGATGAGGCCTGTCAGTTTCTTAAGATATCCAGACCAACCGCCACCAACTGGATACGAACAGGCCGCCTACAGGCAACACGTAAAGATCCAACCAAGCCAAAATCTCCTTACCTCACAACACGGCAAGCCTGCATTGCGGCGCTTCAGTCTCCGCTGCATACTGTCCAGGTGAGCGCGGGTGATGGCATAACAGAGGAAAGAAAATGTCACTCTTCCGCAGAAATGAAATATGGTATGCCTCGTATTCGCTCCCGGGCGGGAAACGAATTAAGGAATCTCTTGGCACAAAGGACAAGCGGCAAGCTCAGGAGTTGCACGACAAGCGAAAAGCAGAACTCTGGCGAGTAGAAAAGCTAGGGGATTTACCTGATGTCACTTTTGAAGAGGCCTGCCTAAGATGGCTTGAGGAAAAAGCTGATAAAAAATCTCTCGATTCAGATAAAAGCCGGATTGAGTTCTGGCTTGAACATTTTGAGGGTATAAGGCTTAAAGATATCTCGGAGGCAAAGATTTACTCTGCTGTAAGCAGAATGCATAACAGAAAGACGAAAGAAATATGGAAACAGAAAGTTCAGGCCGCCATCAGGAAAGGTAAAGAACCGCCTGTTTATGAACCAAAGCCAGTATCAACTCAGACAAAGGCAAAGCATCTTGCCATGATAAAGGCCATTCTCCGTGCTGCAGAACGCGACTGGAAGTGGCTGGAAAAAGCGCCTGTCATCAAGATACCAGCGGTCAGAAACAAGCGAGTCAGATGGCTGGAAAAGGAGGAAGCAAAACGCCTTATTGATGAGTGCCCCGAACCACTGAAATCTGTCGTCAAGTTTGCGCTGGCAACTGGTCTGAGAAAGTCGAACATCATAAATCTGGAATGGCAACAAATCGACATGCAGCGACGAGTTGCCTGGGTGAATCCAGAAGAGAGCAAATCAAACCGCGCCATTGGTGTGGCGCTGAACGATACCGCCTGTAAAGTGTTGCGTGATCAAATAGGCAAGCATCACAAATGGGTGTTTGTACATACCAAGGCGGCTAAGCGAGCAGATGGAACATCAACGCCTGCGGTCAGGAAGATGCGCATCGACAGCAAGACATCATGGCTATCAGCTTGTCGTCGTGCAGGAATTGAAGATTTCCGTTTCCATGACCTCAGACACACCTGGGCAAGCTGGCTGATCCAGTCAGGCGTCCCATTATCAGTGCTTCAGGAAATGGGCGGATGGGAGTCCATAGAAATGGTTCGTAGGTATGCTCACCTTGCGCCTAATCATTTGACAGAGCATGCAAGGAAAATAGACGACATTTTTGGTGATAATGTCCCAAATATGTCCCACTCTGGAATTATGGAGGATATAAAGAAGGCGTAA